AAAAGCATTCATTTCATCAAAACCTTCAAATGAGGAAATAATATCACCTAATTGAGATATAGCACCAAAAGATTCTTTTACACCTTCATATAAACCTTCACCTATTTCTTTTTTGAGTTGTTTAATTTCTTCTTTTGCCTTTTCTAACTTAAACTTATCTTCAAGATTGGTTACTGTTTCAGATAAACCATTAATTTCACCATCTAATTTATTTACCCATTTCAACAATTCTTCACTAGCAACGTTATTGAGTGATTTTGCTTTTTCTATTTCCTCGTCACTAATACTACCTCTTAATTGTTTTAACTCATTTAATTGTTCTTTTAAATCATCTAACTGAATTTCTTGTGATTTGGTTTTACCTTCATCTACTGAATCAAAATCGAAATAATCCCATTTATTTGGTTTTTCTCTATTAGTAATATTGTTTCTATAGTCCTTACCTAATCTTTCAGATTTCTTTTCAAATACTTTGGATTGTCTTTCATTTTCTTTTGCTTGTTCCGCTGCATCTTCTTGTTCTTTTAAGGTTTTGATTAAACTGTTTTGTTGGTTTATCAAATCTTTATAGACATCAGAATTTAAAGCTACAACATCACCATTAGTTTCATAAGAATTAATTAATGCTTGGATAGCTGTTAATTTCTTCTTATTGTATTCCATTTCATTAATGTAACCAAGTTCCAATTGTCTTGAAGCAAATCCTAATGCAGAAGCGTACTGTTCTTGTGCATTCTGAATCTTCTTTTCATCATCACCTAAACCTACTTTTGTATTCAACTTTGACTGTTGTAATAAAGATTGATAACCTTTCTGATTCTTACCATATTCAAGTGCATCTTTTTTATCACCTTTTTTATTGGTATATGTCATTCCTTGTAGATTATCAGTAAGTTCATCAATTAATTTTTTAGCGACTGAAGCTATTTCTGAATCCAACTTAGACTTATCCCAACCTTGTGCATCTGCTTTTTGTGTTAATCTTTCTCTTTCTATAGCAAAAGCATCTGTTGCATTTGAAATAAGTTTATCTACATCTTCTGTAGTTTTAACATCTTCGGGTTTGGTTAAATACTTTTTACCTATATTATCAAAAGCTTTAGCAACATCTGAATATTCAAAACTATTGGTATATTCTCTAGCCCAACTATCAGCATAAGCTAACACCTTATCATTTCCTTGAACTAACTTTTCAATAACACCTTTTAAATGACTTTGCAAATCAGCACCTCTAAGTCCATTTGCAATACCTGCTTGCATTTCACCTTTAATAACTGTACCAATAAATTTAGCTTCATCTTTAGTATAACCATTTCTTTCTAGATTACCCGTAAAACGTCTTTCTGCATCTTTAAATTCATTATGTTTCAATGCTGTTTCATTGGTAAAGAATGTATCTAACATTTCTTCTCTAGCTTTCATTGCAGCATCATACAAATTGTATTGCTTTTGCCATTCAATAACTTCTTTAATTCTATCTCTTAACTTAGCATATTCTTGTGCAGATTGGTTTACACTGATTTGTTCCAAATGTAGTTTTTCCAATAGTTCGGGATATTCTCTTTTAAGTTTTGCTATTGCAGCTTGCCAAGCTATTGAAGATTGTTCATTTTGTCTTAAAACATTAATTAAACTAACAAATGAAGAATCTAATTTTTGATTATTGTCAATTGCTTCACTCATTGTTTTTTGTGCATTCCTAACAGCTTCAGTTGATTTTCTCCAAGCACTAACAAGATATGTACCAATGGTTGTTGCTAAAGTCATTATAACACCAACCCATCCACCAAAGAAATTCAATATACTAGTACCAAGTGTTGAAAGTCCTGTTCCAATCTTTTTGATTACACCTTGAATAGTTCCACCTACACTTGTTGTTGTTCTTTGAACATTCTGCATATTGGTAGCAATGACATCAAGTTTTGTATGTTTTGCCTTGTTACCCAACGCTTGCATTTGTAATGTCAAATCAGCAAGTGCCTTTTGATATTTCTTGGTATCAGTTCTACTTGCATTAACAATGGTATTTAAATCATTCAATGCTTTCTTCAACACAATACCATATTTGGTATTCATATCAAACTTAGTGGTTAAACCTTGTAACTCTCTTTGAAGTTGAATATAACCATCTTTAATATTCGGGTTTAATTGAATACCACTTGCAGCATTTGTTGCTGCGTGTGCAATACTCGCATTCTGATAAGCATTCTGATTTTTTAATAATTTATCTGCAAATTGTTTTTCTGCTATATCATCTAGTTCTTTTCTTGTCTTACTGAATATAGTTCCAATCTTTGTAGATAATAAACCAAAAGCTGCTGTTGCTACTGTTGGTAAATCTTGTATTCTTCTAAGAAATTCAGCTAATATATTCAATGGTTCAGTAAAGATTTTCTTACCACTATCAAATACTTTTATCTGTGTATTTTCCCATACTGATATTAAAGTCTTATAAGCTTTTTCCCAAGCACCTAAACCTTCTTCAAACATTCTTGCTGCTTCACCTTGTGAATTTGCAATGGTTTGATAAAGTTCATCCAACATCTCAGTATCACCTAATATTGCAGCACCTTTTGGAGCACCTAACTTGTTGAAGTAATCACCCAAATCAGCCATACTGTTACCAATACCACTTTTGGATAATTCTTTAAGTACTGCTATTAAACCTTTTGTTTTGATGGTTGTTTCATCTACCGCAAAACCATATTTTTCTGCAACCTTTTGTGCTTCGGGTGTTTGACTTGCTAATGCAAGAATGATTTGTTTTAAACCCGTACCCGCTTCAGAACCTCTAAAACCTTTATTAGCTAACTGTCCTAAAACAGCCATTGTTTCTTCCATTGAAATACCTGCTGCCGTTGCTACAGGTGCCGCAACTTTTAACGCTTCAAAAAGTTCAAGTACATTGGTTGCTGTATTGGATGCTGTTGCTGCAAGTACATCATTAATTCTACCTAAGTCATCTGCCGACTTACCAAAACCATTCATTGCAGTTGTGGCAATATCAGCTGCTTCTTGTAGTGATATTGCTTGTGATTGTGCCAACTGTAAAGTACCACTTAAAGCTTTTTGTGCTGCTAATGGTTGCAAACCATTTCTTACCAATTGTTCAAGTGCATTAGCTGCTTCTGTTGCTGTATATTTGGTATCTCTACCCAACTTCATAGCTTCATTTCTCATTGATTTAAGTTCAGTTGTAGAAGCTTTGGAAACTGCATTTACCCTTGCCATAGCATCCTCAAATTCTGCCCCTGCTCTAACTAACTGTTTACCTATATCAATAGCACCTAATGAAGCAAATGCAGTAATAAGAGTTTTCTTGAAGTTGTTTAATTGTGTTTGTACTTTACCAAGTCCATTCTTAAAATTATCTGCCAATAGTTTTAGACTAATGGCGAACTCTGTACGTTTAGACATTTGTATTCTTGTTTTTCTGTTTCATTATTTTTTTGATTTAAGAAATTCTTGAAGCTTGTGTTGGTTCATTTCTATTTCTTTCAATCCTTTTTCTTTCTTTTCTTTTTCCTCCCATTGGAACGGTAAGAACTTTTCAATAGGACATTTCTTTGAATCAATGTGAGGTAATACTGTAAGATATGTGAATAGTCTTTTTTCTTCAAGCTTTGTTCTCTCCTTATCATCCTTATATCTTATGTATAAATCAATATCTGTATATTGCATTTCATTCAACACATAGTTAATATCCAATCCACAATCAACTACCAATATCGGAATCATCTGTGTTATGAATACTTGTTTATCATTTGAAGTGTCATTTGATTTATCAGATAAATTTATTTCCTCTTCTTTAAATGGTGACTTAAATTGTGATTGAAACTTCATTTGTTTTTCAAGTCTTTCTCCAAGTTCTTTCATCAATCTTTCATCATTGAACAAGTATTTAATAGTATCTTCATAAGATTCATTATAATCGTTATTTGCAACAAGCATACAATATAACAATGGTATTATCTTGGATATTGTACCGTCAAATAATGAAAACGATTCTTGCGTCAACTTTTCATATAATACAATAGATTTAATATTTAAATTTATTTTGTATTGTAATTTTGTCTTTTTCATAAAAGCATATTTTAATAATATGTTTTATAGATTGTTTTTGATATAAAATAAAAAAGGTGATATTGCATGTGCAATATCACCCATATCATTTAATTGTATTTATATTAAGCTGTTTTCTTTTCAAGTTTACCATTACCTGTGAACTCGATACTCATAGTACAAACCGCACCATTATCAGCATTCAAATTACAAGAACTACAATAAGCTTCACCTTCATAATATGTTTTAGATTCATCTTGTGTAAAATCTTCACTTGCTAAATCTGTTACTTGTCCGAATCTTAACAAGAAAGGTGTTCTTGCTACCAACTTGTCGTAGAAATATTCATAACCTGTTTCTGAAGTTGACATTAAAGCTTCTGTTGAAATAGTCCAAGATAATTTTCCAGGTAAAGCTGCTGACCAAATACCTGCCATTTTATTAGAAGCATCAATAGTATCTGAAGTCAAGTTCAAAGAACAAGTTGTAGCGTATGCTAATGGTTGCCAATCTGCTGTTTCTCCTGTTGATACGTTGATATAAACGTGCAACTCATCACCTAAAATTCTTTGTTCTGAAATATTATATGTTGCCATATTGATTTATATGTATTTGTATTGTATTATTTTATTGTAAATTGGAGTGTCTGAATATAGACATCACCCGTATAATCTTCTGTACTATCAGTCATATTTATACTTCTGATAGACATTGTTTCATTATGTATATTGTATCTGTTATCTAGTACTTGAAATACTGCATCTGCCATTTGCTGTGATACATCGTAATCCTCACTTACGCAACTGATATAGACAACACAATTCTGTTCATAAATACCTTGTTTAGTTCTTTCTATTGAATATTCATCCCTTATATAAACTATATAATTTCCTTGTGTTGCTTCGGGTGCTATAATGGGGTAAATCTGATTTCCAACAAGTTCTTTAATGGTATCGTCATTTAACAGCATTTCTCTTAATAAAGTACATACAGAAAATTTAGTTCTTAATTTCTCCATCACCTATTTATTTCTGTTCCTAATGTTATTTACTGTTTCTTGTAGTTTGGATAATACTATTCTCATTGCACTGTTAGTTTCTGACTTTCTTGTATCACTCCAAAACTTGTTACCAATACCCGTTTTACGATGTACTCTACCTCTAAAATATCCTTTCTTTGTGTATCTGTCTTTAGTACCCTTATCAATTAACCAAGAATGATTACCACCACCTTTTCCACCTTTAAAACCTGCAAGAACACCTCTATTCTTTTTCTTAACAGTATATTTGAATGATTTAAGTAAGTTCCCCGTTACACCCTTACTACCACTTTTCATACGCTGTCTAAGTCTCAATCTACCTTTTCTGATTAAGTATCTTGCACCTTGTTTTAAACCATCAGTAGTACCTTTGTCAACTTCGGGAAAATGTTGTACTTCTTGTAAAACTTTTATAACTCTTGGAAGATTCAGTAATTCAAGTTCTATATCTAAATCACTTGTTTTCATTACTTGTTAATCTTTACCGCTGTTAGTATTTGTGTTCTATCCCAAATGTTGTTGTTGATGAAAGTAATCTTAAATTCTTGACTGTTGTATTCAATAATATCACTGTCTTGTATTTTAGGATTCCATCTGATTTGAAATTTTATTTCTACAGTATCAAATAATTCTTTTGCAACTTCTTTATTACTACCATTCTGTTTTTTTACATAACATCTTGTATCACATACTTTGGTTTTCTCTTTTTTTATTTGTCCTGTTGGGGATTGTACATTGGTATATCTATATATTGTTATAAACTCTTTTGCTAATAATCCACTTCTCATATTTTATTCCTCATTCCTTTTATAGTTCTTATAAGGCTGTAAGAGGTATTCATAAGAATAAGGTATCTTACTTGGATAAGCGTTGAATGATACTGATTCTCTATTAGCATATAAGTTACCGAACCATTATTTTAATAGCTTGTTTAATTGGAAATGGCAATGTACCATCTTCATTTAACAATGTTGTATAATCTGTATTTAAGTACTTTTCAATGATTTCTTCTGCTGCTTGAATCATATCTGCTAATAATATATCATCAGCTTCAAAATCAATGTATAGATGTTGTTTTATTTCTTCTATTGTAACGTACATATTATTAGCTTTTAATAGGGATTACAGCATAACGCACATGTGCGTTATGCCATAATGTTATATATATTGAGATATTGATTAAGCAATAGTTAATTTAGCGAATGCTTCTTGTCTGATTACTTGCATTGCGATATTGTCATTGAAGTTAACTTCAGTGATATTTTCTTTACTTCTTGATAAGTTATCTACAACCAAGTCAGGTGTACCAACCTTTTGAATCAAGAAATTAGAGAACACACCGAAACCGATGTAACCATCAACTGCATTTGAAACCAATACAGGATAACCGTTCATAATACCGTTTTCCAATACCATTAAACCACTACCTGCATCTTTTGGAGTAGATTTTAATTCAGCTTCCATTTCTGGACTTACAACATAAGCTGCTGTACCATCAATGATTACGTTTGCTTTCTTAACTTGTGCAGCTAACTTAACGATGTTTTTGTATGATAAAGCACCACTAATAGCACTAGCATCAACGAAAGCACCCTTAACACCACTTACTTCGGCAGGACTAAACATTACTTTATTGATTAATTGTGCTTCAGCTTTACCGCATAAGTTGATAGCGTAAGATACCAAGTTAATATCAGCTTCTTTAATAGCTGTATTAGAGAATGGTAATGATAAACCAACTCTTACAGGATTAACTTTAGCTTTAGCAAATTCTAATTTTTGTCCTACCAATTCAATCAGAGTATTTGCAACCAGTTATTACTCAATATTTTGCGAGTAATAAGTCAGAAATATGGTCATAACCTTTAAGGGTGCATTCTAATAGGTGAAGATTTAACTTTTTTATTGTTTCTTAACGTTCTAA